ATCTGTCCAACGATCATCATATTCGTCAGGCATATCATCTTCATCATCACGTTGATTATATCTACCTGTTGCGTCTAGTTCTTTATCATGTTTTTCCCAGTCAAAGTCTTTTTTACTTTCTTTTAGATCATCCTCATCTTCTTCGCCCGGTTTGTATTCATCATCATCTTCATCTGATTTAGAATTCTTATCGATATAATCAACATCATCCTTATCCAATGAATCATGATCATAATCTTTATCTTTTTTACTTTCTTCTTCTAATGCAGTTAATTTCGCAATCAAATCTCTCATATTCATGTTATTATCCTTTATTTTTTTCTTTGGGCAATGTTTTAGCCAATATCTGATCATTTACTCCTTTATACGGGGTCAATGATGATTTATTCTGTAAACTTTTCAAAAAGCTACTGATAGCTTTTTCACCATGTAATGGCTGTTGTTTTTCTTTCTCCAAATCAGTAAGTAATAACGCTTTTTTTGATTTATTATCATCAGCATTCGCTGCATTTAATTCAGCTTCTTCTTCTTCTTTCGTACTACGAACTTTTATATTAGATAATGATATTCCAGTTTGTTCTGATATATATGATTGCAATACTAAACTAGTAGTTGGATACGCAACTTCAATATTAAATACAGTAACTTCTGCATTTTCTAATTGTGGGAAATCTGTTAATTTTTGTTGAATTGGTGTTGTTTTTATTTTTTCACAAATCATTACATCATATTTTTGCAATGATTGTTTCATTGTTTCTTCACAATGATCTGGTATATCACCGGCAATTTTTACAACGAACGTATAAACACTTTTTTCAACGCTTTCAATTAAATATTCTATAAATGGTTTTTTCATTTTTGTTCCTTGTCTATTTTTTTCAATTTTTCCATTAGGGAATTTCTATCAGAAACAATTGTACCAGACCCAGATACTTCTACGGTGTTATCATCTGATTTAGTATCTTTTTCTAATTTGTATCTTCTCATTTGTAACTCAATCATTTTTAACTTTTTATCAATTTTCATGTTTTTTGCTTCTATTGCATTTTTTAGCATATTAGCAGCAACTTCAAAAATTTTACCAGAGTATCGTGCTTCCACGTTCATACCAAGATCCATTAAATCATCATATGCATCAGTTGCGCGTTGAGCCAATGTATCAAATTCAGTGTCACTAATGTCGCCTAACCCCTTTACTTTTGGTAGTGATTCGGCAATTTTATCTAGTTCACGAACGCTTCTGAAAATTGGATTTGCCTTTTCAGCTTTTTGCAATTCTTTGTTTGTATTTTCCAATTTCTTAGGAACTCTTTCATTTATAATTTCCTGAGATTCGTCCATGTTTAATAATGATTCTAATTTATTCATAAAATATATTCTAGTTACTATGTATTATTTAGCTTTACCATTGTGAAATAATTCATTCTCACTAAGTACTCTAAAAACTAAACCTTGTGATTTACAAAATGCACTCGCTGCTTGCCATTTTGCTTGATTAATAACAACCTGTGCTTGATTGTACTTATTCTTTCCAGCTTTTTCAACTAAAAAGTGTTTCTGTGGTTTTATTTCCATAATTTCCGTATGAACTTTATTATTTTTGTCTACATACTGAACAAAAAAATCAGGAACATAAGTAGTATTTTTACCTGTTATTGGATTCCTATATGGAATTCTCATTGGTTCGCTTGCCCATTTTAAAACTCCTGGATTGGTATCACACCACCGCATGAAATTATTTTCCCATCCACTTCTATATTTTATTGCTCCCTTGCCTACATATTTGTCAGGATTTTTTGGAACATATATCCCTTGTGCCCATTTATTTGTCATTATTATATTTTTCCATTAATTCTTCGATTGTCATATCACATTTACAGCTTTTTGATAAATTTTCTTTCTTAGTAATTAATCTAAGATTAACTTTAGATGATATAATGACGGGATCAATATCTAATAAAAATCCAGCTTTGACACTAATTATATGGTCTAAATGATATTCATTACTTCTTATGGATTTTGGATCTAATTCGAGTTTATACTTATGATATGTGATTTCAGTCATATATCTAACTACACTATCATAATCATGAAATTGTTTTGAGTTGGTATAATCTAATTTCATTTTATTGATATTAGCAAACATTGTTCCCATTTTTCTAACAATAACTTTTTGTTTCTGTTCATGTGTTGCAGTTTTCCAAAAGAGATGTGACCCAGTATTTAACATTACGTCTTTTTTCCATTTTTCATATTCATCATTTGATATTTTATATTTTAATGAAAATTTCAATTTACGTTCATCGTCACTCAACAAAGAATTAATCCCAGTGATAGCTAAACTGATTTTTTCTCGTATGATAATATCTTCCCCTGATTCTTTTCTTTCCGCCCATATCCTTTTTTGATTTTTAGCAACTTTATCTACAAATTTGTTATGTTTTTCGATATTCAAAGAATTGTCATATCGTATTTCTTTCATATATTCAGATTTACATATCATAGATGGGCATATTGTTGTATAACCTTTAGATATGTTTATATATGCAGTAGCATTATCACAAAATTTACATTTACCTTCATTTACTGATTTAATATACAAATCATAATAATCTTTAATTTTTATAGTATGTTTATCTCTAATATGCTTTGATAATCTTCTATAATCATCGAAATTAGTGTTACAAATTTTACAAATAGCCATTATATTACTATATTTCTACTTTCTAATGTTTCTTCATGTTTTACGATTTTATAACCCAATACGGAAGTTTTATTTCTGTATGTATTAACTACATTAGTTATTAATCCCATCAATTGTTCATCTGTTAATGGTCGTATTTTATCTAGTAATTGAAATACTCCTATATTATCTTCACGTGCTTGATTCAATAATATAATAGATACACTTTTTGCAGCTTGGTCATTAAACCCTCTTTTTACAAAGAATCCATATACTGCATCTATTTGATTTGAAGGGAAAGTTATTTCAGTATTATAAACTTTATTTAAAACCTTCTTCATTTCTTCAGAGGTATTATCAGTTGAAGTAGTCATGTTATTTTTTTAATATAGGGCTATATTGAGTAAAATAATTACCAGGATCAGTAAATATTGGTGGGTTAATTTGTGATACTTCACCTGCATCATAGGCAGCAGCTTCGTAATGCATAGTTAATGTATGCTTGGATAATTCATTACCAACACTATGATCTAAATCATCATGGCTCCATTCAGTGATAACTGGGTTAATATATGTATACTTACACCATCCGTGTATAGCATCATCTTCACTAACTTTCACACCCATATGATACACTTCTATTTTTTTAATAAATTGTTTATATCCGCCATTATCCAATCCATATGTCCCACCAGAATTTGCACTAAAATTTTTCATTGCCGAACGGGTGTAATACCTATCTGGATGGTGAGCACTTATTGAATCACCATAATTATATCTATAATACAGTTCCCATAACATTCGTGTTATACCATAATTATCATCATGAAATACTATTTGTAATGGTCTAAATGCAGATGTGACTTGTACAACTTTTTTTCTATTATATTGATTAAGAGTTTCTGTCTTAATATCATATTTTGGAAGATGTATTGATTTTATTAATAAATTCACTTCATCAGAATGTTTATTTAAAAATTCAATACCTTTGGTTGCATAATGAGAATCATTTAATATATTACTTTTTAATATATCAGTATTAAGAGTAATATGAGCAAAAAAGTTAAATTTACTCTTAGGAGCTAACCTAAAAGCATTAGTAGTGAAAATCTTAGATGCGTGACGATAGTCTCTAAGATCGTCACCATCTAAAGGATTTTGATAAAATGTTCTTACAGATGAACTTGCCATTTATTAACGTACTTGTGCACCAGTTGATAAAGTATTTAATGGGTTTGGTCTACCAACGTGTTCACCTATACCGTTATCCAATGTATTCGGTGATTGAATTGCATTATCAAAACGTATCGTTAACGCAATGGTTGCTGGTTCATTTGCTTTATAATCTAGGTTTCCATAGTCTGCATTTTTGATATAACAACCATACAATTCCCATGTTTCTAATATTACTGGATCATAACCACCATTACCACCATCCATTATTTCACAACGTGCGGTAAACTTATAATCTACCCCAGCTGCCGCAGATGCTTGCTCATAAAAGTCAAATTGTTTTTGCATTTGCTGACCAACTAGTTTTTGAACTTGACCAGTTGCATCATCACGCACTGTTAATGATGTTTCTGACCATGTTGGTTTTCCAGCTAAATGAACTTTAGAGTTATAAACATCTAATACAATATCTTCAAATGCCACTGTTGGACGTTTGAAATCTATTACTTGTTTTGATAGTTCAGTTGTAGTAGTTGATACACCAAAATTTTGCAAAGTTACTCTGAAGCGGTACTTTAATTTTGGCATTAAAAGACCTTGGGTACTAGCAGATTGATCGCTGTCCAATGGTACTGTAAATCTTGATAAGCTTGCGATTGCCATTTTATATAGCTCCTATATATATTCTATTGTATTTATCATAGTTGGAACTTTTTCTTAACATTGATATAATAAATATAAAAAATATAATGAGAGATTGACGTATTATGATAACTTGCAAAATTTGCAACCAAGAATTCAAAAGCATTATTTCGTGGAAGCATCTAAAAAAACACAATTTAACCGTATCAGAATATACAACGATATACGGCGCGGTGATGACAGATGACTACAAATTATTAAGGAGACACTTATCAACCGGGGAAAATAATCCGAATTACGGTAAAAGACACACATGGTCAAATGACCAAAAGCAATCAATAAAAGGTAGACCTGCACCAAACAAAGGGATTGCTATGTCATCGGATCAAAAAGAGGTATTGCGTGAAAAAGCGTTACAAAGACACGAAACGTGGAGGAAAAATGGCACAACGCCTGGACTTGGTAAAACAGTAAGTGAGGAAACCAAGGAAAAAATACGTAAAGCCAGAACATCACAGATTATCACATCAGAGCAGGCAACCCGCGCAATTGAAACAAAAAAAAATAACGGGTACGATATTGCATTTTTT